GCCAAAATGTGTATATGGCAGAATTCCAAGCATACCATTGATATTGCTTATCTCTTTCTATTCCATATAAAGGTGTAAAGTCAAATCTGTCGGTTATATCTGTCAAATATGAGTTGAGAATAGTTTCAGCAGAAGCACCACAAATACCAGATCCATTTGCAAGACGGTATTGGTTGTAATAAAACTCAAACTCTTCAGCAAAACTTCTACCAGTTATACTACTAGTGATACCACGGAATCTTGGGTCTAGTACCATAGCCTTCTTTCCTCTGGCATCTGGTATTTGCAGATAATTAACATTCTGAGCAAATGCATCTATGGCTGCGGTGTTTCCTGGTGTTTGATCGTCATAGAAACTACCATATGCAAAAAACCCACCAGTTTCGGAATCATCCTGCAAGTGTGAAAAAAACAAGCCATCATTCTTTGCTTGCTTCAAGAAGTTTTGAAACGACTCCTTTGCATTGTTTCTGTGTTCATATGCCCATATCGTTGAAAATCGAAGTGGAACCGTATCTCCATACGGATAAGTTCCACCAAACTCTTGCGACGTATAGGTTTTACCGGGAATATTTGATCCATAGGTTGTACCATCACTCGTTTTCTTCCAAAAATAATCTGCTCTTCTTTGTCCAGGAGGACCATCAAGAAGCCAATATGTCGGCAAAACAACCCTGCGCTCCAAAGGAATCTGTTCCGCAAGAGTCTTAAATTGAAGATATTGATCAAATGGTAGTCCACCTGTATTGTTTACTTCAAGATTCTCACCAGAGAATCCAACGCCTATAATAGGATTACCTCTATAATAAACGGATGTTGGTCGCAGCATCGGAACTATTGATGGGGTGCTTTCTGTATCCGTGTATTGCTTATACGATGCACCAAATACTGCAAAATCCAATGCACGGAAGAAACCAGTTCTTGATGTATCAGGTGGCTCAATCAACCCGTTGACAAGTTCTTCGTGAAGTTCGTTGAAATACAAAGAGTCAAGCCCTGCCGTGATACCACCCTTCATGCAAGCATAAAGAAGTTCGAACTCAGATGTACGAGCATTTCCCGTCCAAAAGTTCTGCGGTGGCTTTGTTGGAGTTCTTCTGTTTGCATATGGAAAATTGGAAACAACAGTGCCTTTTTGATTTGCTTCCATATTTGGTTCGAAGAATATTCCCAGGCTCTTGTCATACCATCCAGATCGATTCAAGTAATTGTAATACCCGATACCATCGTGGAAATGATCCAAGATGCTAGTATTCAATGCCAACATCGTCGGATAAAGATAGAATAAGCGGAATCTTCTATCATGCATCCACGGAACACCATCATTAGTATTATTAAAAAATGTTCCATTAACTTTCTTCCACTTTATGTCTCCGTCATTTTCTACTTCTATAAACGTATTATAGAAGCATGGGAATGCACTCATAGCAGACTTATTGGTGTCCGCAAGGTCTTGTGGAATGCATGATGCAAATATTTCACCAAGTTCAGTGCTACCACAAACACCCATACCCCATATAGAATTCGAATAGGTTGTTCCCCATTTTCTTTGTCCTAAAAGCATATCATGTGCTGACGAGAAAAGATCATTTGCTTTGTCATTATCTAAACACCAGTGTCTAGGATTTGTGTCTCCACTAAATCTCCGTTGATCGTTTCTATTCGGATCATTCAACCCAACATCGTCCTTAAACATGTACTGAGCAAAACGCTCAACACCAAGAACAACTCCTTTATTTGCATTTGGACCAGAGTTTCCAAATGTGTAGTTATATTGATCTTTAACCCATTCCACGGGAATATTTTCAACATAACTTGCTCCAGAACTAGCAATATTTGTCCAAAGCGTGAATCCAGGTTCTTGCCAACGATGATAAGTTCTCTCTATTACTGCGCTTGCATCCATAACAACATGTGCAAAGCCATCGAATGGCGACTTGAACTTCTCTTTCCAGTGAGAAACAGACGCATCAAGTCTCCACTTAAAATAGTTCTTATTTCCAGCAATAGTTGGATCTTTGTAGAGTGCAAATGGAATTCTCATTTCAAAGCCTGTTCCATAAGGAAGGCAGCCAAGATACGCAATGAATTCCATGGAGTTGCCCCATGTTTCTGAAAGTTGATTCAGCGATTCAAGGAGGGTTTCACCATATCCATAAGAAAGCCCAACCACATCAGACATCGGAGATTTAGCAACCGCATCTGAAAGAATCTGTGGATTGGATGGGAAAGTATTTCCATTAAACATTAACAGACTATTGTAATGAAAACAAAGCCCCGCACGTTCACTAGCATTTCCCCACCATGATGAGTATGTAATTGCATCAGGAAATCGAATCCACGGAGAACCAACAATAACTCTATCCGCAGAATATCCACCACCCGTTCTACCATAATCATTAAATGGAACTATTGATATCACACCAGCATTAAAACAAACACCCCTATAAAGAGTGTTCAAATGAATATCCGTTATGCCATCAACAACAACTCCAAGTTCCGCTGATCTTCCCATCGTGTGATCTGAAAGCAAATCTTGTATTGTTGTATTTTCTCGCATCAACAAATACATGTCAAACTGAAATGATTCAGAAGTATATCTGTCACTCAACCACGGATATCTTCGCCAATTTCCTGCGAGACTATTCATTGGGCTTGTAAAATTGCCATATGGACTATGCAATAAAGAACGACGAATACAGTTGTCGTAGTTTGCACTGAATCCCATATGAATTTGCTGTGGTAAAGAATTTCCAGGATACCAATCAAATCTTGGGTGATATCCAAAGAAAGCATTACCACCATTAAATAAGAAATCCTGAGCATATATTCCATTCAAGTTATATTGAACAAATTTATTTGCTGCTCTCTTCGGACTTCTTGCTCGTTCAAACTTCTTGTATGCAGCGCGAACAGCGGACGCAAAATCTTTTGGGTGTGTTAGTGGATCAAACCACCCTTCATCTCCACTTGTTGTATAATTAAAGGCAGTTTCTACAGTACCACCTAAAACAAGCGGATTTATACCACTTGAGATACCCAACAATTGCATTGTTGCAGATTTACCGAGGTCAGCAGTTGCAGCAGACCAACCTGGTTCATATCTGCTTATAAGATAATTGAACACTCTATTAAATTTCTCTTGAAACTCTACATTTGGTGTTTCTGTAATAATAATTGGACTGCGAGTTCCTTGTTCAAATATAGAACTCTGTGATGAGTTTACTCCTGTGAGTTTAGCATTTGTCAACTTTACTTTATAGTTGTTGAGAACTCGTATGTTAACAATCTTCATTTCGTTGACTCCGCTTCAACTTCTATTTTTCCTGAAAGAAGTTTGCTTACTATTTCCCCACCACTTACACTATGAATAAGTTCCATATCATAAAAATATCTACCCGCTTTAAATGCGGCTGTTGTGTCTGCTGATAAAACAAGTCGCATGAATCCAGTTGCACCACCAAGGAAGAATACACCATCTTGTACAAACCCTTGAGTACTGCCTGGTTGAAAGGCATAGGTCATTGTTGTTCCTATAGTGAATAAAATAGGATCACGATACTTAGACTTTCGAATCTTCATTCGAACATTATAGTCATCAATAGAATACACCAACGTACCAAATGCATTTATCTCTGATGTCAAAAGAGACAACGGCTGAAGTTCATCATTGAATACTTGAAACTCAAGCACAAATGTTGAACCCTGTTCAACCGACAAATCTGTATTCAATGCTGGCATTAGTTTGTCACCTCTGCTTCAATGTCCATTCTACCAGACAAAGCCTTAGTAACTTCTGTGCTACTTCCTTTCGTCTGCACAACTTCAATATCATAAAAATATTTTCCATACTTTAAAGAAGCAGTGGTGTTAGAAGAAATGACAAACTTTACTCTACCTTGATTTTCCGAGTCAAAGTAAAATCCATCAACCGTGTTGCCTTGAGTACTTTCAACATTACTCTGCAAAACTGCGTTATACGTTATCCCAAGTATCGGTGTGTTCGTCCTATACTTTGTTTTTCTGACTTTCATTCTCATGCTTATATCAGTTGCAGATGCAACTGCTGTTGACTGATTGGTTTGAGTTGTGGTCAATGCGGTATCATCATCTTTCTTCAGATCAAACTGAAGAATGAATGTAGAACCTTGCTCAACCAAAAAGTCTTGCTCAACTAAAGCCATTATTCCCCCTGTGTGAGATCAGTCACGCTCTTGTCTTTACGCCACATCTGACACGACCAGTACTTTGGCGTGTCTCTTGCAATTCCGCCTTTGTCACAACCATGTCTTGCTCGGAAGTTCTTCAGTCTACCCGGTTGATCTCGCTTGATTGAAAGACCAGGATCACCAAAGCGGACAATCTTGTTGTCTACGCAGACGGCAAACTTCTTCTTCTCACCAGGAGTTCTCCACGGCTTTCCAGCCTGTCTACCTTCACATTCATTTGCCTCAGCAAGGCTTTTACCCGTAATAGCCTTCATGAAGGAGTCTGCGGCGTTCTCGTCATCGAACATGAACTCAGTGGTTTCCTTCTGTGACTTTGTCTTGGCACCGAACTTCTTTGCATAAGAACGAAGTTCATCTGCACCAACACCCGACTTCAAATTGTCTTGAACGATGTATTTCTCAACTACAACTGCTGCGGTTCTGCCAATGACCTCACCGAAAGTTTTCATTTCAGAAAGTATTTGTTCTCTATCAACAAAGCCATTGAAGTTGTATCTGCCTTCCTTAACGGTCTTCCAATCACCACCAAGTTCCTTGTATTTGGCAGATGCCCATCCGTTGGAGTATGCACTTGGGTGAACACGGAAACCTTTTCCGTTGTTTGGTCCTTCTATAGTCTTTCCGTTATATTCAATGCTTGCAACCTTACCAGAAACCAATGATTGGATCTTAGACCAAAGTTCCTTATTGGTTGGTTCATTTTCTTCAGTAATCTTCCCCTTGCCAAAATTGGATACCATGATCGGCTCACCCTTTCGTTCTGGATTTGGATCGTGTTTTCTCTTTGTACGGACAGCCGATGCTCTCTCACGTTTGGAAAGCATGGCTCTCTTTTCATTGGACATGCACTTGGGCTTTGGTTCACCAGGCTCTCTGGCACAGGGACCAATCGCTTCACCTTTGGAATTGATTCGCTTCCAACCACCCTCTGGGTGGGATTTACTAAACCAATTTCTCAAATCTTCAGAAGTAAGAACTCTACCCATTTCATGTCTCCTAGTTGCCTATTATTTAGGAAACTAGAGAGACAAACTTTCAGTATAAAGTTCTCGCATCAGGGACTTTAGGGATGATCCATCATCGACCTTCAGTTCATCGATGTAGCCGTCGATGAGTTCAATGGTGTTCTTGGAAAGTTCCTTTTCCGACACAAACTCATCCTCAACCTGTTCCTCTTCCTCAAGTTTCTCCACGATCTGTAGATCGTAGATTCCTGATTCAAAGAGTTTGTCGCAGAACATATCAAACTTGGCAGTGTTCTTCTTTGACGAAACCACCAATTTCACAAAAGAGTCCTTGTAAGTAGAGAAGTTGAAGTTTCCGTGACCCAGGTTGTCAAGATTCTCATTGTAAGATATCTTCTTGTACAACTTTCGGGTGTTCTCAACAAACTCTAACGAGCCATCTTCCGTGTCCAAGACATGAAAACCCTTAGTTTCCGTTGCCTCAGAGTAGAACATTTCGTAAGCAGTGCCAAGGTAGTGGACATTCCCGTTCTGCTGTTTGCAATGAAAGTGTCCCGAATACACTTGCTTGAAGCGAGAAAGTACCGATGGATTTAATCCACCTTCGTGCTTCACACCACGAACCACCTCATACCCTGTGAGTTCGAAGTGTCCAAAAAGCACATCAGCATTGCTCTTCTTGAGATACTCATATACCTCTGCCGCATTATCCTTCGCAATCCATGGAACAAATCCACAAATCACACCACCCAACATAACATCGGTTGGTTTCTCATAGACCTTGAATGTATCACCAAATATTTCAACAACAGAATTGACCTGATTGGTGTTCTTCCAATAGCAATCATGGTTTCCGATGACACAATGAACTTCAACCTCGTTCTTGGAGAACCACTCAGTAAATCTCCGTCGAACATTGTGTAGCGTATTGAAGTTTATGTATTTTCTGCGATCAAGCACATCACCCATGTGAATGACGGTCTTGATTCCCTTCTTGGTGAGGTAAGGGAAAACCTGTTCCTCAAAATAGGAAAGATACGCCTCAAGGAAAATCGGGTCATCATTTTTTACACCAAAGTGAGTATCTGTGATGATTGCAATTTTCATTTCTTCTTGCTCTTCTTGGCGGCTTTCTTTACAACAGTCTTCGGTTCTGTCTTCGGTTCTACCTTCGGTTCCTTCTTTGGAGAAGTCTCAAAGTTCTTCAAGTCAGTCTCCGACAAAGCAAGAGACTTGAAAAAATCCTGAACCTTGTTTTCATCATAACAAACATTCTTGAGCCAGTTGGGAATCTTCCCGTTCAACTGCGCCACTTCTATGCTCTTGAACTTGATGTAATTCTGCTTCTTTTCCTTTTGTATTCTACGAACAAAAGCATAGTAGATTATTTGTGTAAAGTACGAGAATGGATTCTTTGACTTCGTTGGATCAAAGTTTGCTGCATACATCAGGCAGTTCTCTATTCCATCCCCAACCATCTCTTCTCTATAAGGATAGTTTATAAAGTTTGGTCTGTACGATAATCGCTCTGCGATGGCAAGGAAGCACTTGCCTATGTACTCGGTTACTGGTGGCTGTGGCAGTTTCTTTCTTTTGGCTTTATTGCATTCCTTCTTCCACTTCACCATCTCTTCGTAAAATATTTTGTTGTCTATGTAGTGACCTTGTTCGTTCATGTTGTATACCTTTCATTGTGACAACATCATACACCAGTTATCAACATAAGCAAGCGTGGTAATTGATTTATTTGGAAAGGTCTTGACAGTTGAAAACGAAGTATGTAACTTGACTGTGTCGTGTTTCATCAAGAAGTGTTCTTTCAGAACACTATTACTTAAGTATTACAGATAGTCTTTTGGATCTGGACTCCAGTCTTTAAGACTGTTGCCCCAGTTAGTATCTTCTGTATCACGAATACCTTGATCATCCTTCAGTTGTTTGCGAGTTGATGGATCAACATCGTCTTCAAGATCATCGTCATCTTCGTCATCAACATTCATACCAGCAGTCATGAGATCTTCAATGAAGCCTTCCTCAACAAGGTTACGGAATATCTTGGCAGGAATCATGAAATTGACAACGATGACTTCCTTGCCAGCAGGATCCTTTGGATTGAGTTGTGAGTTAATGGTTGCTTCAAAGTTAGACATGTCTTGCATAGGAGGGAAGATGCCAGCATCGGCAGACATCTCTTTCATCAGTCGAGTAACTTCCTTCTCGTACTCTTCCATTTCTCTTTTCTTTTCTTCGTCAACTTCCTCACGCAGAGTCTTCGGTTGTTCCTTTAATGGTGGAAGTGACGGATTATCTTCCCGTTCCTTATACTTCTCATACGCATCAATGATCTCTTGGTTTGGGGACATCTTTATACCAACCCAACTATTTGGAATGCTGACTTCATTCTCATTGGTTCTACCAATCCAATTCTCCATCACCGATGCTGCTTTGAGTGAACCATTGGCATGATCCATAAAGGGAATCTGCCTAATGATCATAGGGCGAGAAACTTTCATACTAGTGCGGTTCTTGGATAGAACGCTGGCGATTATTTCCTCACCTGATCTCAATTTGATCAAGATGTATTCGCTCATGGTAGATTCTCCATCTTTAGTAGCACTGGTCTGAAGTCGAAGTTTTCTGACCGATAGATCTTTATTCGTTCCGCAAAATGTCGAAGTGTGTGGTTCTTTTTGCTCTTCCATGACAAATCATCCCCAATATCGTAAAGTTTTGCGTAGTCTTTATGTTCCGAAACACGAAGTTGTCTTCCAATAGATTGCAGCACCCTAACTCTTGATTTGCTTGGTGATGCAAATATGATGTTATGAAGTCTCTTGATTGATATACCTGTTGAGAACGTGCCATACGAAGCAACTACTATGCATGAGTCATTCTCTTCAAGTATCTTTCTTACCTTTTCTCTGTCTTCTGCCTCTGTGCCTCCATGCACGAAGAATGTCTTTCTATCGGTTTGTGAGGTTAGATGGTGTAGATATTTTCCATGCTTCTCAACAAACTGAAATAGTATAAGTGTGTTTCCCTTCAAACGAGATGCTAGATCAACGATGAATCTGTTTCTCTTGTCGTGGTGGATGAGCCACAACATCTCATCACTATAGGTATATTTGCTAACGGATCGACGTTCTTCGTCTCCGTATTGTAGCATGATCGTGTCGATCTTCAAACGAGACAAGATGTTCTTGTCGATGAGTTTCTTGGTTGATGTCACATGATATGACGGACCAAACAGACCTTCGATTATCAACTTGTGACATTGCATTCCATCTAAAGTACCAGTTGTTCCTATTCTATAGTCGCAGTTGGTGAGTTTCTCCATGATACCCGATAGAGACTTTGCTTTGAACATATGGCACTCGTCTCCGAATGCAACGGTGAATTGTTCAAAGTATGATCTTGGTTGTTTGAACACAGATTGCCATGTTGTCACAACAACGCGCTTACTTGTTTCTTTGTCTTGTCCTGCGTAGATTCCATGGCAGTTTTTGGAAACTTTCCAATCGGTTCCCTTGGAGTAGATCTCAAAGTCGCTCATCATCTGAGTGACCAATCCTATAGTTGGTACGACGATGAGTATTTTACCCTCTGTCTGCTCAAGCAGATGCCTCACCAGCATGTAGATGATCATAGACTTGCCACTTCCCGTTGGAGATACGAGAAGGATTCTAGATGTTTCTGATGCCTTTACTATGGCTTCTCGTTGATGGTCATGAAGAGACGGGATTCCTGATGCCTTGCCAACATACTTGTCAAACAGTAGATCGGTTTGCTCTGCGGTCAGAGGCTTGCTTGGACTTGACTTGAGTTGGTTGTCAAGATGATATCCGCGATCTGCTGCGAACTTGGTGACATAGTTCTTCAGACCTTTGTAGATCGTGGCTTTTCCTATGTTGTAGAGTTTGATGTCTCCAGCCCATCGCGATTTGCGAAAGCGAGACATATACTTGTGGTTCGGAACTTTGAAGGAGAAGCAATCGCTCAACTCCTTTGCGGTACCGCGCTCACATCTTACACGAATGAATACCGAATCAACATCTTCTAGAACCAATGTATCCATGCAGATATTTATGGTTCGATAGATTCTCCATTGAAACGAATCTTAAACTCTCCGTCGTTTAGGACTTTGCCATCGTAAAGTAGAACTTCAACATCAGCAGATTCAAGTATATTGACTCCGATATTGCATTTCTCTCGCCACCGATTGGGGATTTTATCCCATATAGTCTTGTGACCAACAACTCGTTTTATTCCCGACAGGACAATGGCTCTTGCACAATCGGGACAACTGATGAAAGGGCAATACATGTGGGTGTTCAGAGTGGTAAGACCCTTACTCACACACCTATAAATTACTGTTCTTTCTGCGTGTTCGATGTAATCATATTTGAGTTGTCCATCAGGCTCTTTTAATGATGGGTATCTGTTTACATCTGCTGATATGATTCCCGATGAAGGAAACACTATCAAAGCACCAACTTGAGTATTGGTGTCTTGACTTTTGGCTTGTGCATGGATATATGCTTGCCGTAAATATACCCTATGAATTCCTTCAGTCACTATTTTCATGCGCCACTCATGAACTTCTTCCATTCTATTGCAGACTTGATATCCCAACCTCGTCTTCCAATAGACTGTAATATGGATTCGATATACTTCACCTTTTCTTTGAGATAATGGATACGAGCCTCCATACGGAGAAGATCCTTATCTGATTCAAGGTAAACATCTATATCTGTGCGAAGAATCTTTAGACCAAATGGTTGCCACCCCTTTTCATCAAGGGTTTCTTGATCCATCTTGCCAAGATAGTATTCCCACTTAAGGCGACGAAGTTCTTTTTGTTCTATAGTTGCCTTATGCAGAGATAGAGACTCGTCGTGTAGCAAGTTGAGATACTTGCTGTGGAGTTGGGGTGACTTCAGAGATTCAAGGTCTAGATTCAGGTCATCGATTTTCATGTCCTGATCAACCATCTTTTTGATTGTTTCGATATCCATAATGAATAAGATAACACTGAAAACTATGATGTCAAGTTACAGATTCAAGTTCAAATGATTCGAATGTGAATGTTGCACTGATTTGAACTGGTTCGGGTTCGGTTAATGCAACATTCAAATCAAATCCATCGATACTCACGGGAAAAAGATTCTTGAAAACAAATCTCTTATATGGATTTTTTGCGCTGTTCAAGCAATGGATTGTTGCTTCTGAATAATAGTTGTTCTCGTTGGTATAAACATCGTTGAAGTCTTCGAATGGAACAATTCCGCGCATCCATCTGTATATTTCATACCAGTTTGCAAAATCCTCATCCACCTCAAATGACACTCTCAACTGATCGAACTGAACAGATGAACCTGGCACATGATGCGTTAGTAGTCTGTTTGGGATTGATATTTCACCAACCGTTATGGATGGAATGTTCACTGACGTACACCAAAATGTGACATTCGGAATACGAGTGAATGTCATCTTAAAGTTAGTGTTCTGAAACGCATTTATGTTTACTGGTTGTCTAAGCAATGCGTTATAACTTGTGCCTTCATCATTGATGGCAGCAGCATTGACTTGTGATAAATCGTATTCTTCGCTCATGTCAATATGTATTCCTTAAAAAGAACATCGGGGGGATTTCTCCCCCCGACTTCTGTTATCTATCTGTCAGTCAACTATCAGATTGGAGTTACTGCATTGACGCCGTGGAGATTGTCCACGCGGAAGATGCGGTAGTACATGTTTGTACGGAAGTTGACTGAATTTGATGGGTCAACATTCTGAGTGTTGACGAATGGATTCAATGCCATGCCGTAACGGGTCTTGAAGCCGATCTTTGGCTGGAAGGTCGCGTCATTGATTGCACGAACCATTTGGAGCGGAATGTATGGGCAGTAGAAGAGTCCTGCATCATATGGTGAGGTTCCCTTGTATCCGACGCAGACAAAGTCGCGAGCGGAGGCATTAACTCCGACAGAGGAGTAAGGATCAACATAGACCTTGATCTTGCCATTGAGAACACCAACAAAGGTGTTGCCAGTATCATCAACATCAAGGTTGACATTGAGTGCTGGGCTGATGTTAAGGAAACCACCCATTGCGAGAGCAGAAGCGACATCGGCAGAGCAGATGATGAAGTTGCCCTTTCCACGGCGGGTATCCTTAGCAATCACATTGGCTTCACGCTCAATTTGGAACATGAGTCCGCGGAACTTCTCAGCAGACCAACGACCATCTGAGTCGCGGATAAGGTCATAGACACCACCCGGTGATGCGATACCACCGCTCAATGCTGGATTTGATGCGTTTGGTTGGAAATTGTATGAGTTTCCTGATGTCTTGTAGAAGAGATCGCTGTGTTGTGCGCCGAGTTTGGCTGTAGTGTAGATCGAACGAACGACTTCGCGATTGATTTCAGCAAGGATTTCCGTGCTAAGAATGTTTGCGAGTTCTGTTTCTGCATCAAGACCATGGATTGCCTTGAGATCCTGAGCGAGTTCGATTGTATACTCTGCCTTGAGAGCGCGAGTTCTTGCTGTGACTGATGCGCGATCAATCGTGAATGCCATGGTGTTGAAGTCGCCTGCGGCTCCACCTTCTCCAAGACCTTCACCAATTTCGCGGCTCATACCTGGGAATGGCACCCAGCCTTGAGTTGTTCCCATACCTGAACCGGTGACTCCGAGAAGACCATATAGAGGATCACCAACAAATCCCGACGCTTCTACAGTTGATCCACCTGGTCCGGATATACCAGAGAATCTTGTAAATGCTTCATTGAACAATGCTTCTGGACCACTACGATTTGTATAGGTTGACTTCATTGCGAAGATCAAGCCTGTTGGTGAGGTCATTGGCTGAACCGATGCAACATCATATGCCATGAGATTTGGCATTGAGCGACGGACGAGCGAGATGAGGATTGGATCATATCCTGCAAGACCAGAAGATGCACTATAAGATAGTGCATTTGATGTTACAGATAGACTATTTGCTACAGTTGAGTCTTCGCGGAGTGCTTGCTCTTGGTTCTCAAGAAGGATTGCAGTGACTGCGCGACGATAGTTATCCTTGATTGGCGAGAGGCTGTCATGCTCCATGACTGGCTCCCACTTACGCTCAAGTTGTTCGACTAGTGTGAAAGTTCCCATTTCTATTTCTCCTATTAATTTCTACAGGATTACCTGTTATTTAGACCTTTTCGTGACAATGCAGATGTGTAGTGCTGCATGATTGGATTGATTGTTGTTTCTTCTGCGATTTCTTGTTCATCATCGCCTGAGTCAAGAATGACTTCTTCGATGAGGTTTTCAGTAACTGGTGCTGGTGCCTTGACGCGGCGAGCATTTCCGAAGTATGATTCCTTGAGAACTGCTAACTTCTCTTCGAAGAGTTCCTCTGAATCAAACTCAATGCCTTCAGCAAGAGTGCGAAGTTTCTCGACTTGAGTGTCTGCTAAACCATCGCAGTATGATTCAAAGATGTCATCGCAGCGAAGTGCAAGGATTTCCTTGCGGAGTTCCATGTTCTCTGCAACTTGCTCATTGACTTCGTCGCGGAGTTCTTCGTTCTCATCAGAGAGTTCGTCCATAAGGTCGATCTTCTCTTCTGGAACCTGGATGAAGTTTTGCTCAAAGAGTCCCTTCATTCCGTCGAGGAAGTTCTCTGCGATTTCAACCTTGATCTCGCTCTCAAGGACAAGGCGGTTTTCCTTGACCCATTCCTCAGCGATGTATGAGATGTAGTCATTGACGCGACCAGAGAGTTCATCAAGAATCTTCTCGGTGTTTTCTGCAATGGTTTGCTCATATGCTTCTTCAAGACTATCAACGATTGCGTCATAACGCTCGTTAATTGCTGCTTCAAAGATTGCGATTGCTTTGTTCTTGAAGTCCTCGGAGAGATCTTCGCCATCGAACATGGCAACAAGGTGTTCCTTCATAGTGAAGTCAGTCTTGTCAGGAATCTTTGCCTTGCCCTTGAAGCCTTCCTTCGAAGCGATGGTTGCCTTATTCTTAGCAGACTTGTCCTCTGGCTCGGGAAACTTCTTGATCTTTCCACCGCCAAAGTCAGTATTGGTGTCGCTAGTTGCAACAACTTCGTATTCTTCGGTGACATCTTCTTCTTCGGACTCATCGTCCTCAAAGTCTTCGTCATCGTCAAACTCTTCATCATCTTCGAAGGCTTCTTCATCTTCATCAAGGAGTTCCTCCTCGACTGGCTCTTCTTCGTCAATGGTATCATCCTCGTCAACTTCGTTGTCGGTGTCTTCAAGGATCTCTTCTTCTTCGTAGAACTCTTCTGGCTGAGGCATTAGAAATCTCCTTTGTCTTCCCTATGTATATTATTTAGAGTTTTGATATG